GAATGCCTCGTGCAAATCTTCTGATTCGTTCAAGCCGACTTCAGACGCCAAATGCATCTTCATTTCTTCAATTCGTTCTTTTCCGATGCGAATTTTCTTTGTGAAGGTTTCTTTAAAAGTCCGGTAGTTCTTAGGTCCGGACATTCTTCCGCATTCAGTGCGGATCTGTTTGACTCTGGATCTAGCCATTTCCAAAAGAGTTCCCGTTGCTCGATCCTTAAATTCACGAACAAACGATACCAATGCGCCAGCTTCCTTTGTTACTTCAACAATTCGGCGGCCGGTTTTGTCTAGGATAGAGCCGCCTTCATTCAAATGACGGCACAATGCCTTGCCGCCAGATAAGAATTTCTTAGGGAGGCGGAATCTTTCACCGTTTGCTTCGACATAAATTTCTTTTATATTTCTTGATCTTGATCCACGCTTTTCTGGATTAATACATCCTTCATGGACCACAACCATTCTAGCATTTTCGAGCGTAAAATAGGATCGACGTTCGGAACCTGTCATGCTTTCGAAAAATTCCGGTGCGGACGGACCATTGTCTTCATCCATAAAATCGATTTCATCAACATAATCTTCCATGTCTTGGTAGATCTCGTCACCACCAACAATTTCTACCTTTCCATTCTCCAATTCAACTGTGTATTCAATGTTTTCCGGAATATCCGACACATCGATGACAGTAGCACGAATATCCATTCTGTTCAAAAATCTAACCACATCACCAACTGAAAATTCCGGAGCGTTATCATCGATTCGTCCGCTGTTAGAATAATCAGGCACTTCAGCTTCTGGAATCTCATCCTGACAATTGGTTTCGTGTATACCAGCTAGTTTACCTAGTCTTTCAATTGATTCGTCCATTTGATCCTCTTCGATTTCTCTTGCTGCCATATCAGCGAAACGCTTTGGCATTTCCGATCGGGTGAAATCCTTCACCGTCAATCCGACGCCATATAGATTGCATACTTTACGAACTCGTTTGATAATTTCTACCATCGTATGTTCGTCAATTTCTTGATTTTTCCAGAAATAAACCTCGGTTGATTCAGGAGTTGTTTGGGTTTCTCCTTCAATTGGTAAACGAAGCATGACGTCATCTGGCTCAACGTAAATCCATTTCACTTTCTTCGGAGTGGTCGTGGAATCACCCTGGTCATTATACATCTTCAAGGTATAACCGTACTCAGGAGCCGACAAAATCTCATAAATTTCAGTTGCTAGTCTATTAAAGGAAATCATTTGGTACTCCGAGTCTAGGTTCTTTCTGTATTTATAGGTTAAATATCAAAGAAGAACATAGGTGTGATTAAATGACAGCATTAAAAAAACCCGGTATTCATGCGAAATTCTTAAAAGTTCCGGATGACCCTTTTAAGAAAAGAACCTGCCGCATCAAATACAACGATGCGATGAAAGAAGAACTGCGAAAATGTAAGGAATCGCCCGAATATTTCCTGAGAAACTATTACTTCATCCAAACCATGGTCGGAAACCAAGGAAAGATGAAAAGGGAACGGTTTCAACCGTTTCCATACCAGCTCGAAATGATTCAAAACTTCTTGTCCTTCCGTGATAACATTGCCATGCTAGCCCGACAAATGGGGAAAACCACAATCGTCGGTGGACTTATTCTTTGGTTAGTTATGTTTCACAAGGACGAAGAAGTGTTGATTGTGGCGAACAATAAAGATCAAGCCTTGGAAATTATGAGCCGAGTTCAATTCGGTTATGAACAATGTCCTGATTTTATTAGGGCAGCTGTTCGCGATGATGGTTATGCAAAGGGTCACATTTATTTTACGAATGGATCAAAAGTTGTAGCTAGAGCAACGACCCCGCACGCAGGTCGTGGCCTTTCAATCTCATTCCTTTATGTCGACGAATTTGCAGCCATTCAGCCAAATATGCAAGCTGACTTCTGGGCAGCTATTTCACAGACACTATCAACCGGTGGTCGCTCATTCATTACATCAACTCCATACACTGAATATGATACATTCGCTTCCCTTTGGAGAGGAGCAAACAGATTCACTGACGTTGATGGTAAACCATTGGATGAAGCCGGCCCAGGATATAATGGTTTCAGGGCAATCAAAGCAACTTGGAAAGACCACCCAGATCGTGATGAAGAATGGGAAAGAAAAGCGCGTGCTAAAATGGACGATGACCAAAAATTCGAACGTGAACAGAATTGCGTAACCGGAGACACGCTCATTACCATTATGACACCCGAAGGAGAGATTAAAAACATCAAGATTGAAGACTTCTACGAAATGATTGGTGAGGCGGATGAAACAGAATAACGGATATAAAGTCCTAACACCGAATGGATGGATGAATTTCGAAGGAATTCGAAAAATAAAAGAACGCGAAACCATAGAAATCAAACTAAACGACGGTAAATCACTCAAATGCACACCGGATCATAGGGTATTTTCAAACGGTGTTCGAATTTATGCTTCTGAACTGAAAGAACACGACGTAATTGATACAAAAGAAAGTCAATCTTTTATCACTTCCATATCCAATTTTCAAGAGACTGATGTATTTGATTTGATAGAAGTGGGGGGCAACCACAGCTACTTCACAAATGATATTGTCTCCTCGAACTGTGAATTCGTTGGTTACTCCGAAACTTTGATTGAAGGTTTGATATTAAAGAAAATATTAGAAGAAGCTCAAATTTCAAAGCCGATAACCATGACAGGCGAAGTTCAATGGTGGAAACAACCGGAACGCGGCAATACCTATATCGTTGGCTACGACCCATCAATTGGAACCGGAGGTGATTTTGCAGCAATCCAAGTCTTTGAATTACCGGGAATGACTCAAGTTGCAGAGTGGCAATCACGAGCAGTCGGTATCCCTGAACAAGTTCGAATCCTCAGGAATGTTCTTGCGTTGATAGATCAAGAAATGCGAATGGACGGTGACAACAATCCGGAAATTTTCTGGTCAGTTGAGAACAATACGATAGGCGAGGCTGCATTGATTGTTATAGATGAACTTGGAGAAGAAAATTTCTGCGGCATGTTACTTACCGAACCTAAGAAGACGCGAGGAAGACGAGTACGAAAAGGATTCAATACCACAAATAGAACTAAGGTCACTGCGTGTGCAAAATTCAAAACTTTGGTTGAGAAACGGGCAATGAAAATCAATTCAAGAGAATTAGCTCGACAGCTTAACTTCTTCGTCGCTTCGGGAACCGGTTATGCAGCAAAGTTGGGAGAAAATGACGACCTTATCATGGCGACTATTTTGATTATTCGCATGCTAGATCAAGTAATGTGGTACGATGAATCAAAAACCGAAGACCTTCGAGAATCAGTCGGCGAAGAAGTTCAACCTATGGGAATTTTCTTCTAATCATTCCAAAGACTCAGGTTCACTAGCAGTCCAAACTTGATTTCTGCGCAATTTTAAGTCCACACCAATTGATACAACACGTCGAAGATTTTGTATTCTACTACACCTACCACAGCGGTTGCATAACTTTCGATCGAGTTGATCTACCGAGTCTAGTCAGGAACAAATTTTCCACCATCTACTTGTGAAACCGGTTCCGGTTCTTTGTAATGAACAGCCTTTTCCAGCAGAATCTTAGCTAACTCTAGTGCAATAGTCTGAGCCTCTTCAACTGTGATTCTAAACTCTGCCGACTTAATTCCTCTAGCACGCTGTGTTCGTTCTAGGAATTTATGAAGCGCCGGGTAAATCATCTTGATCTCGAAGTTGTTGGTTCTTTATCTTAGCTGCATGTGATGCATCGAATCTAGTTTTGAAAGGGCCCATGAATTCATTATCCGATAACGTTGAAAGTTTCGGGCAAAGGAAACAAATATATTCACGAGTAAATCGAATTGCCCACCAACCGGGAACCCATCGAACTCGACTGTTCGGGCTGGATTTGTAGGTTGTGAACTCGGAACTTTCATCTATTTCGAAAATTTCCTCGTGTTTTACCGGGTATCCGCTGACATCGAGGTTTTCGGCTTCTTTATGCTCGAGCGGTTTTAAGAAGTGGATTGAATCACCGAATAATTCTTCCAAGGCAGCAACATCAGAAAAAATGTTTTTCGTTTCACTCGTAATCAACTCGATTTCATTTTCCTTCTTCACCAATAAACCAAATCGTTCACCGGCATCGGTTGCCAAAATAAAAGAGGATTCCGTCAGTGGTCTAGCTTGCATGTTTCTCCGTTTTCAATTATCCGAGCAATTTTCGGATTTGTTGATATTTTTCCCAAGCCATATCCAGTGCAGGATTACGACTTCGAAGCTCTTTTTCTTTTATGTATTCTGTTATAAGATTCGAAATTTCTTTTTGAGTAAATCCGTATTCATCACTACCAATCTTGCATGTCAAGAAAATATCATTTTCTAGATGACCTCCTACCGGGCTATAACCATGCCGAGGAGGATTTATGATTATTGAACTGGTCATGTTAATTATTCATTTTCAATAATGTTTGAAACTTCTTCCATGCAGCTGCAATGGTCGGATTTTTATCGATTTGTTTATTGAGGTTTATTTCATTATCAAGAAGACGATTGTATTCTGATAAGATTTGATTAACGTCATCAGCTTTTTCAATAAGGTATCGAATGTCACGAATTCCAGATTCATTGAAAATGAGGCAAAATGTTCGCGGTCTTTTGACTGGGTTATATTTGTATGCGATGTCAATTGTGTGGTTTAGGTTTGAGCTTTCGCATAGTTCAAAATCAACTCCAACAAAAAGGAGATCGGTGTGATCAAACCCAATGTCATCAAGTCGATTTTTGCTTGGTTCACCAATTGAGAGAGTTTGCATTTGCCGTGCGTGTCGATACCGCCTTGATTCTTCCCAAGAATTACCATAATCTCGGTAACTTTCATAACGGTGTCGATTAGTTCGGAATTTGTGCATTTAACATTTCCACAATTTCATTTGGATTTTTCTTGATGTCTTCCAGGCTATATTGGTGTAAGAATCTCAAAAAATAAAATCCAAGTTGCGATGCCGGCTCTTTCTGGTAGCCTAGAATATATTCATCAAGTGCATCTGAAACCAATTTCGGCATTTTCTTCAGGTCAATTAACATTTCATTGCGTTCAAATAAATCACGAACAATATGCTCTTCGGATTCGTGGTCTGTCCATCGTTGGTTCATAAAATTGAACCAATCAAAACCTCTATCGTGTCTATCCTGAAAACATTCCCAAATTCCTACTTTCTTAGCTGATCCTTTTTGCCGTGTTCCAGGCTGGCACGCAGTGAAAATATTATCACCTTTATCTCCACGCATAATCTTCGAAAATAGCGAGTATTCAATCCAATCAGGACAGACGTCCGCTGAGTCAGTATCACGCAATAAAGTTTTCGATAGTTTGATCTTACCGTCATTCTTGATTGAGAAATCAACGCGGCGATCTCGGTGATCAAAAACACCCTTAGTTGTAATTAGAGTATCCTGAATACCGTTGTACAAAGAAACATTTTCGGCAACTAGTTGGATAAAATCGGAGTCAGATGATACGATCACATGGTTATCATCTGGATGTGTTGCTATCCATCGAGCGATCAAATCATCAGCTTCTGCAATTTCATGTCGCAATACAGTTGCGTTGCTGTGGTCACGAATCAATTCAATGAAATCTTCATAGGCTTTCCAAAAACATTCTGCTAACTCAATTTCATCCGGAGTCAATGCAACATCAGACACAACCCTATTTGCTTTATACCTGGCGTATGCTGCTTTGCGCCAGGAATCTCCTTCAAGGCAGAACACTAAATGATCAGCTTTGAATTTGTTCCATACCTTTCGTATTGACCTGAAGTTGATATGAACTGCCATGGCAGCTTTGTCCTCAGGCGTAGGAGCCTGAACAACATGCTTGCATCGCATGAACATATTCAGCGTATCAATCAAAAGGTAAGTGGTCATGTATTAGATATCCCGGGTTGCGGTAATGTTGATAGGAATCTCTTGAATTTTAGTATGGTATTCTTCAGGAGTCAACATTTCAATGCTTAGTACGCAGAAGTTATTCTCGAGCGCTGCTGACGACATTGCACACGGAGTCATGTTGCTGGTGATATAGGTAATCAAAAAAGGAAGCTCTTCTCCGGTATATTTTCCGGTTGTTTGATCAAATTCTTGAAGCACCAGAACATCACCAACCTTGTAATCTCGATCACGCATATCTCTGAAATCGTGTTTTTTGATGCCTGTCTTTGCCGCTTGGAAAAGGTAAATCCAAGACTTCACTTTATGAATTGTCATTTTTGCCTCTACAATGTAAATTCAGTTCCACGGAAAAATCCAGTTGGAGTCCAGAGTTTGCCAGACCACCATCTGATAATAGATTCTTGAGAAGCTGTTCGAAGGATTCTAAGTGTTGCTGCATGGCTTGCATCCCATTCACCGCCGGTATTTCCAGATGCCTTATCAAATGAGTCCTGACCTTCGCGATGAACGATCACTTCTGTTATACCGGATTGAATAATTGCCCGGGCACAATCAGCACACGGCAAGAAGTTCACATAAAGCCGGCAACCTTGCACGCCGCCCTCGTTTGCTGCAGCTGCATAAATCGCATTTCGTTCACTGTGCTCCATGTAGAAATACTTTTCAGGTCGCGTATCCGGAACTTCCTCAATCGTCATTCCCTTCGGTGGATTATTGTATCCGGTTGAAACTACCGTATTATCCGGACGGACAATTACTGTTCCTGCATGAGTAGATGAATCACGACTTCTAGACGCGGCGAGATAAGCCATGGTCATGAAATATTGATCCCAATCTGGTCTTTCCATTTTTCTCCTTATTTGTATTCGATTTTTCCGTCGGGTCGATAATGCTCGGTCACGATAACTTCATCCGGTGTTTCTTCAGTCTCGTTTTCTCCCATCTCAGATTCTAAAATTTGTGATCTGTAAATGTCAGATAACCACTTGTCGAAAATTTCTTGATCATCAAATCCAGTATAACCAGACTCTCGTAAGAAATCAATAAATTGTTCATTCCAATCAAATTCCATCCAGAAACCACCGGGGCCTTCATGGGCATCGAATCCAGAATCCATAACTTGAACATGCGGTTTACCATATAGCGTAGCTACATTCTTTTCATATTCACTCTTGGTGATTTTACCATACTTCATGTCAAGATAAAGATAATCTTTCATGAACTCAATCGGTAATTCAGATTCCGGATTAAAATCATCAGGAACATCATGGCGAATTCGGAGTAAGGTTCTTTCGAGATCTTCTCCAGGCTCGAGCTCATATTCTGCTCTTGCTAAACGGTACGATTTTCCTTTGAGTCCCCAAGAGGCCGGCATAAAATCAAATGGTATTTTCATTCTTTCCTTTTGTCTCAATTGTCTCAATTATGAGACATTTTATATTCCAAAGTCTTCCATAGTCCGAGGTCGGCATAATATTTTCCCAGGCTTTTCCGATAAGCCCTTCGGCGACCAAACTATAAAAAGACGGTCGTGCCATGAGCAATCTACGTATCGACGTCATTTCTTTGTTGCCAGCGCCGCGAACCAACCACCTAGATATCCAATTGACAGATCGCATAAAGTATCACCCAAAGAATTCCAGGCACCAATACCAAGCAACGGAAGGATGTATTCATAAATTTCCCAACAGACTGCCACGACCATGACCAAAGAAGTAACAAGAAGCAAATCAATTGGGTCATATGGTCGATAAAATAATTTAGTCTTGAGAATTGACCACCCAACCAAGGTTCCGCCAAGAAAATGCAGGCCGACATCCAACCCCACAAAATCAATCCCAAGGTTGAAAATTATTAGGTTGATCAGAAAAAGAATAACTGGAGGAAACCAATAATTCAAAACTCGCATCTGTTTATCCTTTCTCAATTTCTTCTTCAATGTTTGGGTTCACTTACCGATTACATTTCCAAAAATGAAGCAGTGCGCCCGCATACTGAAATTATATCCTCTGCGAACAGCTTCTTCACATATTGCTGCCTGGATATTTTCTTGCTGGGCCTCTGTGGACCCGACTGGCATAATCCAGACTGGCCAATCCACACCCTTTTCTCGATACGCATCCGTTGCTTTTTCAACTTCGTTCCAGCAACGCTCGCTTCCGTCAACCACATATTTCAACTGGCCGCGGTTGGAAAACCTTGCATATTCAGAGACAACTTCTGGTAAGATCGCCTTCTTCCAGGGTTCTCCAGAAGCTGAAAGTTTCGGGCTCACTGACCAAAACCATTCAGTCGTTCCGAATTTGTCATCCAACATTCCATTAAATTCCGAAGACATCCGGAACCGAGAAATCGTCGATGCAAGATCTTCACGGAGAGCCTGGGTACCGTTGGTTTCAACCGTTACAAACTTCGGCACATTGTTTCGTGATTCAAATTCTCCCATGATCTCAGCGATAGCACGCTGATTCATCATCGGTTCTCCACCAGTAAACGCCATATGCGTCCACTGATTTGACTGGGGATGCAAGAACTTGGCTTCCGGATTCAACTCTTCATCACGGAGCCACTTTTCTAATTCATCACAAATATCGTTCGCATGAGCTTTATGGGCGAGATGTCCGAACTTTTTTGCCCAAGAATAGGAAGAATCACACCCGAAACGAAGAACCGGAATATCTTCTAATTTATCGATTCTAGACAAATCAAGATCTTGATATTCATGCACCCAAGTAGACGGATCGGTTGGGTCTTTCTGACCAAATCCCTGGCATTGGAAATTGCATCCAAAAAACCGGATCCAGATAGTAGGAATTCCGGTGTACTTACCTTCTCCCTGTACGGTATTTCCAAAAATTTCTGAATATCGAAATTCTTTCATTTCTCTCCTTTTTTAATTCTGGGTCTCGAAAGGGTTAGAATTCAACAACCCCAGCTGCAAGCAATTTTCGCAGGCGAGAAACCTTGACTCTACCAGTCTCACCTGTATCGATATCATCAAAACAAGTTTATAAAAGAT